GAGAATAGATTGATGTTGTCTAGAGTCTTTTCAGATTCTAATTTTTCCAGTTCTTTAAGTGCTATTTCTTTTTTCTCTTCTGTTGTTTTGAATATTCCCATTTTATTTCTTTCTCCTTGGATTAACTGCATTCTCGAGAGCAATCTTGCCTTCTGCCATGAACAGAATTGCCTTATTAAATTTCAAGCCTCTCTCTAAATCTTCAATCTGAACCTTCGTTCTTTTCTTAATCTCTATCCAGTAAGCTTCTTCTTTTGTGGCGACCTTTAGCCCAATCTTCTTGTCTTCAATCATTGTTCTTTATTCAATGCTCCACTCATGACTTTCTCTGCATATTCTTTAGGAGTTTCTTCTTTAGGCTTTGGTGTTGTTGCTCCTGCTTCTGCTCTTCCACCTAACTGCTTCTTTGCATCGTCTACAGCTCTTTGCTCTTTCTCAGCTTCCAGTTCTTTGATTCTCTTGTTCTGGCGCTCAATGATTTCAGTTGTCTCGGACTTGTCCCCTTCTCCAGAATCATCTGCTGCTGGTTCTTCTTCCTTAGTTTTTTCTTCATCTACCATTGTGCTACTGCCCGAATGAAACCAACAATGAAACTAAGTCCATAAACTCCAGCCATTATCCAGACAAAAACTACTGCTGCCTGTAACCATCCACTCAAATCTTTAAATTTTACATCCATGTTATTATACCTCCTTACAATAGACCAAAGTTTAGATTGCTTGGTCTGTTATCGTTAGCGATTTTTAATGATTCTTTTCTATAAGCCAGCCAGAAGTCTGCTATTGCCTTTCTGTCTTCAGCTTCCAGTTGTCTTTGCTTCTCTTTTTCTTTTCTCCAGAAAGCAGCATCAGCATTTCTTGCATCTTTCTCAGCTTCTCTTTCCCACTCAACCATCTTTTTTCTTTCTTCGTTATAATAATCTACAGCAGCCTTATCAGCCTCGGCTTCTTCTTCTCTTATTCTTTTCCATTTTTCATCATCTGATTCTCCTGTTTCTATCTGCTGAATCCTGTCTGCCATGATCTTGTCATTTACTGCTGCCTGTGCTCTCAGAGCCTTGTATTTATTCCAGAAACCTATTGCTATGTTAGCCCCTGGTATTAATCTTGCCAGTCCTTCCCACATATTTTGGTCCCATAATTCATCTTGTGCATCACGCGCTTCTTGTATTATTTCAGGATTATCAGTTTTTATAGCATTAACGACAGCAAAACCCATGACCTCTCTTGCTTCTCCTTGCGCCCATTCTGCCCAGGGATATGAACCGATTATAGAACCAATGGCCGCCGCAATAGCTATTGGTTTTCCAAATTGTTTTAATACTCCTCTTACAAGTGAATCTGACATTTTTATTGTCTTTGCATTTGTTTGGAAAGCTCTGACTATTTTTTGAGCTGTTTTTAAACCAACCTTATGCCCACTTACTATTGTTTTCCCAACCTTTATTGCTTTTCCACCTGGTATAATTGACAGAACAAGACCTGCTCTTCCTGCTAAGCCTGGCTTTCCCAAAGGTCCTGCTTCTATTAATTCTTCTGCAGCTTTAATATCTCTGGCAAGCCCTGTTTTCTTTGGCTCGAGTTTTATTGTTGGACGCACTTCTGCCTTTTTAACAACAGGCTCTGCTTCCTTTGGTTTTTCTCTTTCTGGTTCTCTTCTTTGCCTTTCCATCTTTTCTTTAGCGATTCTGTGAGACTCCTCTGCTTCCCTGCTTCCGAGCTTTATTGTCGGTCTATCTCTACCGCCAGCTGCTCTGAACTTTCTAATGTCTTCTTCTTTCTGTTTCTTTGTTCTTGCCATAGTAATTTAACTCTTGATTATGCTTTTGTCTATAGCGACGCCCATGGCTAATGCTAACACGCCTATGATAACAGCCATGACAGTTCCGTTGATTCCTTGTGACGCTGCATAGATGCCGTAGCCTGTAAGGCAGATCATTCCTATAGACACAACTCTCCAGTCCACTTTTTTTTTAGTTGTCATTATGCTCTTTCCTCTGTTGCTGTAGTTTCGCTTTTATCTATATTTATTGGACCATCTTTTCTTTGGTCTGATAATAAATCATTTTGTAATGATGCAGGAAACTCCAGTTCTATGACGAGATTTAACTGAGACAGAACCTGCTCTTCTATGAAAAGCTGCTCTTCCTCTATTGTTTGCTGGAAAGCGAGATATGCGATTGAAACTGCCCTCTCTGTGATAGCACCTGTTCCACCCAATACTATTTGAGGTACTCCTGCTGATTGATAGAAATAATTGTTTAATGATTCTATCCATGACAGAGGATTGAGATTTGCATTAGGAGCAAGAGAGATTATTTCAAATTCAACAGAGCCTTGCGGGATATACATGTTTTCTCCTTTGCCTTTAGCAGCATCAACCTTTCCCTTGAACTCAGCAATCTTGGCTGTGTCATCTGTATCCAGTTTGTATGCTATCATCGGGTCTACATTCCTGTGCATGACTCTTTTCCAGTCATCCATGGCTTCGTTTCTCATGAGGATTATTTTTGCCAGTCTCTCTGTCATGGTGTTTCCATGGATTTCATCAGCGACTCTGTTTCTTGGCAGATAGAATATTTCTTCTGGCTTGAATATTTTAGGGTCCTTTCCCTTCACTTTGCTTACCTGCTCGAATCTGATTATTACTCCTTCTTCATTTGCCACATGCTTCATTACAGCTGGGTCGAGAGTCTTGAGATTGATGAGATTGCCTTCTTCGTCTCTTATTTTTTCTGCATAGGCATCTCCACCTATTTCCTTTGTTCTGTCCATATTCTCGAGAATTGTGTTGAATGTATCAAATCCATTTCCTTTGATTGTATCCAGGAGCATCGTTGTCTGCTCATCTGCTTTAAATCCTTTTCCAACTGTCCATGTAGCTTTGGCATCGATAACAGCAGCCAGTTCCGGAATTTCTTTATAATATCCAAAATATTGCTCCCAGTTTACATTCATCCAGGTTGTTTCTCCCTTACCTGTTGGACCTTCTGTTGAGGCAGTATCTACTGAGAAATCTGTTATTGCGGTTGTTAAATCGCTTGCGACTGCTGAACCTATATCTGTTTCTGGCATTTTATCTAAATGTATACCTCACTCTTGCTCCGTAAATAATATCATTATTTATATCTCCTGTTCTAAAATAATAACCAAAAAAATTATTATCAACTAATTATCCTTTAATTTCTTCAGTATTAACATTCACAGTAGCACTTGAAATTATACTTTCTGTTCCTGTTGTTAAAGTAACTTTCCTTAATTCCCATATATTAGTACCATCACTTCCAAAAACAACAGCTCCTGTTATTTGAGAGCCATCAGGAAGGAAGACAGGACAAGCGAGAATTATTCCAGCAGTAGTAGAAGTAACAGTTCCCCCAAATGTTGAAAATCCCCAATTATCTCCTTCATCTCTACGAACAAAATTAGTTCCTGGACAACTCCAAAAACTCTCGTTTCCTTTTGCTCCTATTCCTAAGTTATCTCTTTCACTTTGTGGAAATAATCCAGTTCCTCTTCCACTAAAATTTAAAGCCATATTTGCTCCCTCTCTTCCCATGGAACTCCATGGTTGTTTCTTATTGACTCTTCGCTGATTCTGATTCCATTATGGAAAACATCAGCCAATATTCTGCCCCATTTCTCGACTCTCATTCTTGATAATATTATTTCAACATTTTCTCCCAGGATTAGATTCTCCAGCCATTTCTGACTCGCTATTCCACCTCTTTCATCCAGTTCAGGAGCTGCGAGGTCTTGCATTCTAATTGGGAAATCAAAATCTCTTTCATCCCACATAACACGGATTGTATCTCCATCTGTGACTTTCACAACCTTTGCCATGAAATTTTCTGTTATTTGCTTGTGAGGAGAATCGAAATAGTAGATTTGCATCTGTGAGTTTGACAGTTCTGGGAATCTCTTAAAATCGTGTGCCATTAATCTTCTCCTGTTATTAAATCCTGTGCTTTCTTGTCCCTTATTATTGATAGTCCTCTGAGCATGCCGTCTCTAAGAACATTAATTTGGTCTTCTGCTTCAATCCTATTTTTAGTGCCGTCATCTCCAGACATTTTATAAGTTATGCCCTGGATTGCTACAAAACTTGAAACTATATCTGACAGAAGTCCTTTGACATCTGCATTCGGAGAACCAGCGAACCAGTCACTGAAATTGAATCTTGCCACGACATTGACCATGCTTTCTCCTTGTAATCCAGCAGCAGTCATCATGGTGTCTGTGAAACCTGTGCTAATATTATCTCCTAATTTTTGGACAACCTCTGCTTCTGTTGTCATGATGCTTGTCATTGCCATGGTGGTTTTAGAAATAGAAGATATTTAAACTTTTGTCTTTCATGCACCAAACTGCTCTTTTCAGAGCTTCGAATATATGGGAATCATTTCCATAGATTCTTAAAGTTCCCTCGCTGTTATCATATTGCATGGAGCGAAGAGATTGCCTGATTCTTGGGTCGTCGAACAAGGTTATTTTTCCGTTTTCTGCAAGAACCTTGAAATTAATGGCCATATCCTCGCCTAATAGCCTTTTTCCTCTTGGCTTGTCTTTGCCAGGCTCGATATCTATGCTTCTCTTTGCATTGTTCAGGGCCACAATCTTTCTCTTTGTCTGTTGGTCTTCAAACAGGATGTCATAAACTCCAACACCTAATCCGCCATCATCCATGTAAATCTTCTTGTGATTGATAGTCTTGTCCTTGTGAATAATCAGTCTGGCTGTGTCTGTGAGTTTCTGCGCCTCTGGGATTTCAATGTCGAACTGAATCAGGTTTTCTCTATTGATTCTATCCATGGAAACCAGGACAGTATCATCACCACCCAGACGAGCAATGTCGATTCCCTGGAATTTATCAAATCCTGGCTTGTATTCAAATGGCTTATCTGTGCAAAGATTGTCAATGATGTCCTCTTCAATGAATCTCTGAATACCACCTACAAACTCTCCGAGATATTCCTGCTTGTATTGCAGTTTTGTCATATCCCTTTCTTCTTCTTCTAATAGCCTAAAACCCCCTTCTCTCTGGGCTTTTGTCCAGGATTCGCTGATTTTCCTGTTTTTTATGACTTCTTCGCTTGTGTGATAAAAGACTTTCCACCTTCCATCCTTGTTTACAAAACATTTGTGGAAATATGTGCCAATCCCGAATGGTGTTGAGTCCATCCATATATCACCAGCAGTTGTAAGGAGAATAGGCTTGGCGGCTTCAAAGACAAATTCTGGCATCCTGCTCGCTTCGTTCAGGTATAAGACATTCCCTGTGAAGCCTCTGATAGAATTTCCGGTTGTTCCAACAGGGCGGCTTCTTATTGTAGAGCCATTAGTAAGATTTATGATAGATTTCGTAACATTTCGTGAATATGGCTTTTTAATCATTGATTTGTAGTTTTCCTCGAGAAATGTCAGGACCATAGTAATCACCAGATGCGCCTGGTCTTCCGTTATCGATGCAACCACAATCTGGCATCCTTTCTGAGAGAGCAATCTCAGGGCACACTTCCTCGCCATGATAAATGTTCCGCCAATCTGTCTGCCTTTGCATAATAAAATATTTTTGGCTTTGCATGCGAGAACTTCTTCCTGCCAGGGGTCGAGTTTGAGGTCCATGGTGGGGGAAGTCTACGTGGGTTTTTAATATTTTCTAAAATTTGTCTGGGGTTCTCCTATACACACTCAATAAAAGAGGAATAGAGTCGCTTATAATGGAAACGAACATCCGCGCGACCCTTGGGAGCGCGGTATCAATTAGCGCCCACGCGTAAAATGTGGGCGCACCCCTTTAAATGCCCCGAAGGGGAAAGACTTAAAATAGACGTGACAATTAAGTCTATAGTCGCGTCTTTTATGTCTTTTATGTCTTTTCTTCTGGTGCCTTGAATCTGGTGCCTTGGGCTGTGGAGATCAATTAAAGAAAAACCTATAAGTCAGGTGTTTTTAGTGAGTAAATCGGTTAGATTTACGACTTATACGTTTTTCT